TAAATTCTTTATCTGACGCCCAAGCACTATCACTAACACAATCTACCCATTCAACTCTAACTTTGGTATAAGGTATATCTGTAGTGTCTTTGTCTTTAACTGATTTCTTTTTTTTAGTGTAACGTCTTTTTGTCATGAGCTGCCCATATATATTGTTCTACTTCATCAAAAGGTACGATAGTTTGACCTTCTTCTTCAAAGACTAATTGTAAGTATGTGCTATATATAATGGCTAATGCCATTGCGTCAGCAGCTTTAAGTGTAAGATGAGGATTAGCTTCTTTGATAAAGTCACCAATCACATCAGGTTTTACAGTCCTGAGAAATTTATCAGAGTAAGCTTTAGATCGCTTAGGAAATTTGATTATCTTAGTCATGTTTACACGTACCTCTGGCGAGGATAACTTAAATAACTATTTGGGTTGCAGGAGAAAATCAATACTTTTTTTGATCTTAGGTACAAGTTTGTTATAAACATTAATCCAAAGTAATGAGTCATCATAAAAAAAGTCCTTATTTTTCCACATTTCGTGGTAGTGTTTATAGAAAATACTACATATAGGTAAAGGATCAATATCAATTTTTTCCCAAAAATTACGTTCTGACATACCACAGTTATGTAGTTGATGATGGTGTTTGACACACAAAGGCAAAGTAAATTGATCACCTACTTTTTGACCTATGCCTCTGTGCTGAGCATATTGTATATGATGAGCATTGCAGCCATTTTGTTGACATATTATACAAGGATTACTTGCTACCCATTTTAGGTAAACTTTGTCTTTTATTTTTAGTTCCTTGTCCTCTGATAGTGTTATGCACTTTCGTGTACCCATAATATATTGCTAGTCTTGCTAGTCCTTCATGTGTTCTATTTGATGCTTTACGTTCTGTCAATCCAAGAATGTGAGCAATCTCAATTATGCCATAATTAAACCAGCAGAATAACTTCATACATTCTGCCATGCGTTCACCTATTTCATTATCACAATCTCTAACTGCACAAGCAGCTCCAAGAGATGAAGTGATAAAGTCAGTACTGGAACCATCTACTCTGTCTTTTAAGTAGTTTCCGGTACTGCCACCCATAAGCTCACACATTAGTCTATATCTAGATCCTGCCTCATATTCTTCTAATGATATAAGTTTGCGATGAAACATATACATTAGTCTAGATTCTCTAATGTTTAACCAAACTTTTTTCTTATCTCTGATAGTAGATATAAGTTCAGGTTTTTCTATTTTACGCATATGTATTTGTATACTTGTCTTTTGCTTTATCAACAAAAGATCTAAATTTATCATTAGTATTATACAATTTGTATAATCTAAATACACGATTTTTATTACAACAATGATGACGAGCTATTAGGCTTTTACACCCATACGCTTTCGTAGGGTGCAATAGCCAGGACAATATAATTGATAAGTTGTATAAATTATAATGTTCTTTGTCAGTTATTGCTGATTTACCTTTTAACATATCTATTGGTATGTTATAGGTATTACTTATATATTTTTGAATATTAATAACCATGAGGAGATAATTATGAAAATTAAATATAGACACTCTGCCTCCAAAACTAATACGTTTATTGATAGTCCACCATTTTGGATTATCAATGAGTTGTTTGATTTTGAGTCAGAACCTAATGCAAGAATGGTAATGGGATTAGCAGCTGAGGATGCTGCACATCAAGCATTGTCAAACCAAATCAGTGATCAAGATAGTATCACAAACTTTGCTAAAAAGAAATACATTGAAGAAAGCAAAGATGAAGTAACTGATTTATTACCAACAGAACATACAGATCCAGAATATGAATGGTCTGGTATTATTGCTAATAAATTTGTGGAAAATCTAGGTGAGTTTGGTGATGTAGTATCATTTCAAAATGAGATGCAGATATCAGGTGAAAAATATGGTCTAAAGTATGATGTTATTGGTAAAACTGACTTTGAGTTCAAAGATGTAATAGTTGATACTAAAGCAACAGCATATATTAGACGACTTAAAGCAGGTCATGTAGACCCAAAATGGTATCCAAAAGCAGCTGATGTACGTCAGCAATGCTTATATAGAGATCTATTTGGCAAAGAAACAATGCTATTATATTGTTCTCCAAAAGATGTGTATTGTGTTGATATGGTAGATAGAGATCATTTACAGGATCTAATCAATGCAATGAAACATATCGAACATATATTAGAAATATGCAAAACTAAAGATGACGTTGTACGCATATTTCCTTTGATATGCGACAACTTCAGATGGAAGGGTAGTCCTGGATCTGAAGAATTTGCTAAAGAAATCTGGACGAAAGTATTGAAATAGTTTATATATTTGCAATGCAGAAGTTTGGAAAAATACTAAATAAAATAAACAGGAAGGTTCATATGGAAAATGAAACATTTGAGTGCTCATTCAAAAGAGCATTTGAGAAAGATGATGGTGGTGTAACTGTATACGTAACTAAAGACGATGGTACAGATATGACTATCTATGGTGAAGCATTAGGTGCATCAAGATGGCAAAAAGGTGCTAGATTGAAAATTGCAGCTCAACCAGTAAGAACAAGTAAATCAGGCAAACAGTATCAAACTGCAAGTATGATTGAATTGTTAAGTGGTGAAGTAGCTGTACCAAATGGTGCAACACCAACTGCAGTAAGCAAAGATCCTGCTGCACAATGGAAAGAAAAGTATAGACTTACTATGAGTAATTTATTATCTGCTGCTATACAATCAGGCAATGACGTAGACTTTGATCAGATTGATGGCTATGTAAGAAAGATATTAAATGCTCAATATGATGGAGACGAAGCTCCATTTTAAACTGAACATTACCTCCCTCTATGGTTAATGTCGTTGCTGGGTGGGTGCTCCCTGCCCAGTAACAGAAAGATTTTATGGACTTAATACTACTCAATGATGGAGTGTATAGTCTAGTTTCAATCACAAAAGAAATGATACAAGGCATTGAGCTTTTACAAGAAGCTGATTGCTTTGATCTATGTGATATACTAAGACTACACTTAACAACATATTATGATTATCCCATTAATGCTCATGTAATGAAGGATGGAACAGGAGATTTGTTTGGATGCATTTGTTCAAATTAGAGCTGGAAATGATGGGTGTAAACACTTATAATAACGATGATTTGGTTAAACGATTATATAAATTATATTTAAAGGAGGACAAAAGTGATTTCGGAAAAGAGGTTAGAAGATGCATTGAAATATCTAGCAGACACAGACGAGAGTTCAGCGAAAGCTAATGCTAACGTCAAGTACCTAGATAGATTACTTAAACGTAAAAAAGCTTTGCATATTACAGGTAACAAAGATGATAAGAGTATTTCTGCAAAAGAACAAACTTATTATGCAAGTGATACTTATAAGAGTGCTATTGATGAGCTGTTTACTGCTGAAGTAGAAGCTAGTACATTAGATAATAAAAGAGATAAAGAAGGTCTTATTATAGATCTATTTAGAACTTTAGAAGCTAGTAGACGTAAAAACAATATATGATTTATAAGTTTAAAAGATGGGTAGTTTTACCTGCATATACTGAGATTATTATTCGAGCAGACTCTGATGAAGAAGCGTTAAAGATAGTCCGAGCCATAGATCCAAAGACTTTGAATTGGCAAGAGACTGATGCTGCTGATCAGCGTATGACCTATGAAGTCATAGATGAGAACTCCTGAGCAAAGAATGTTTCTTAATGTAATTACCCAAGCAATACATGATGCTGCTTATAAAGGTGATGATAGATATTATTCGTATCATCGAGATCAAGCAAGAGCTTGGCTTGTCAGCAATTCAATGGATTTTAGAGTGATATGTAGATTAGCTGATTTAGATCCTGATTATACACATTTAAAAATGTCAAAGGCTCTAAAGAGTGATATACAACAATTACGTAGAAACTATTATAAAAAACAAAAACCAGAACGAGAGAATCGTCCTGGTCGTTATAGGTTAAAATTTTAATGACTGATATAGATATGTTTAAAGATATGACTTACGACACACTTAATAAACAAGTTGATGGTAATCATTATTCAAAGATGAAGGTTCAACCTGCATACTTTATTAATGAAAACAATTTACCATTCGCCGAAGGCAACGCCATTAAGTACATATGCCGACA